ACTACAAACGTGCTGTTTTTATTGAGACCGTATGATGAAAAAGTCTACAAATAAAGATTTAAGTGAAAATGAAAATGAGACAGAAGTAGCCAAACCGGTTACTTCTGCTTCTAAAGCGATTGTTTTAGAAGAATTTGTTTTTCAAATTTGTTTAAGTCCTGGACTTCCAAGTTATACACAGATTTTTGCGCGAAAAACAATTGTAAATAATCCGATGTTGATTCGACAAATGTTAGACGCAAAGAAACCTATAGAAATAATTGAGTAACTAGATGGCATTTACTGATGCTCAAAAAGTTGACATTCGGCATTATTGTGGGTTCCCGGCCTATGGTGTTGCACCGTTAGCTAACTTTTGGATGCGTTCTACGTATGTATCGGTACAAATTGAATTTGTGATGCGTGCTTTGGCACCTGAAGAAGAAGTAATTGTTATCGATCAGTATTTGCCAACTTTGCGTTTATTAGAGTCCGATATTCCAAATACACGGGTCAATATTGATACAGCGCGAGCAGCGGTTTGGTATAGAAATGCGAATGAATTAGCAGAACGTGTGACGCTATACACTTACTGGCGCAAGCGTTTATGCCGTTTTATTGGCTCTTATTATGGTCCGGAATTAGCAGAGCAAACTTTGCAACTGGTGGTCTAATGGCTGACGCACCTTATATCCAAGGAAAAATTTATTACGGTTACGGAAAAGCAGCGGAACACTTGGGCTTACCTTATACATTTTATCATGCGCTAAGTCCTATAAATCCGATTGTTGCGGCCAACGTGATTGGAATTATTAAGGTAAGCTTAAATCAGAATTGGGCTTACATGAAAGCGAACCGTTATGGAAATGCGGTTTGGCAAATGGTTGCCGATGCACGCCAACCTCCCGACTCGATAGGATTTACAATGGGCGATTACTTTCTAGGAGAAAGTTTAGAGCCACAGAATAATTTTGTTTTAAATGAAGAGGGTGGATTTACGCTACAGGAAGATAGCTCACAAATTAGGACAGAAACCAAAAAGAACCTGGCCTATTTTGTAATTAGCAAACAATTAATATTGCCCATTTTGGCAGTTGAATGTAACAGGACAGTAACGATCCAGCGCGCCGACCAATCGAATGATCCGGATAGTGATGTGTACTCGGGTTATACACCTGGGACGGCACTAACGTTAGCATCTGAAATGCCAGTATCAATTTTAGTAAAGGCCATAGGACGCCAGAATGAAGAAAAATTAGTAACTGATACATTGATGCCCCGTTTGGAATTGTTAATGCCTAATTTAGGCAATATAACATTTAAAAACAAAGATATTTTAATAGATGATTTAGGACATAGATACGTGCTTGCATCGGCGGAAAAAACTGATTTTGGCTGGCGATGTGGCATACAGCTGTTGGGGGCGTAATGGCTACACTACGTGAAGTACAAAATGCCATGAAGGCACTTGTTATTGCGGCGATTTATCCCAATGGGGTAACTAATCCGTCTATAACAGGCACATTGGTTAAAGTCCGCGTAGGGTGGCCGTTATCTGTAAAGTTAGACGAGGACGTATTAATAGGCAATTCTCAAATAAGGATATTTCCGATTGGGATGTCTGATAAAAATACAACGCGGTTCCAACGTATTGAAAATACCGTGAGCCTAAATGCCGCTACATTATTTACAGCGGTATTAACGAACAAGGTCACAATTACTGGAACGGTAATTGTTCCACAAGCCATTGTAATAAATCTAAATGGTGAATCCTATGGATATAGTGTTTTAGCAACGGACACATTGAGCACAATTGCAACAGCATTGGCGGCGTTAGTGCCTGGCGCAAGTGCTTTGGCAAATGTGATTACGATTACAGGTCCTATATTCAAGTTGACGGCAGAAGTCGCAGTAACAGGACAAATGGCGACTGAAATAAAAAGACAACGTAAGATTTTCTACGTGACAATTTATGCGCCAACACCCGATCAGCGTGAAACGTTAGGAAATGCGGTCGATGTAGCATTAAGTAATGTATATCGGTTGAATTTTCCCGATACCACCCAAGCGGTGATGATTTATAAGGCCATGAATGAAGGTGATATGTTTGAAAAAAATATTATTTATCAACGCGATTTAATTTATACCGTTGAATATGCAACCATGCTTTATGGTAATGCAACGGTCATTGAAGGTATTAAAGTAAATTTATCTAACTAATAGAGGGCACTTAAATGAGCAACATTTTACCAGCCGGTTCATTGAACCCGAACGCTACAATTGCACCGGGCGTTTATATTCTAGAAAAATTGCCAAGCGCTCCGATTTCTGGGGTTGAAACCGATGTAATTTTAACTGTGGGCACAGGCACATGGGGGCCGATTAATTTCCCAGTAGTCATCGGCAATTTAACTGAACAAGTTAACGCATTTGGCAAACCAACAACCGAAGCGTTTGATATGGGTACTCAAGTGATGGCGGCCGCATCGGTAGGTGCAATAAATTTCTTAAGTATTCGAGTAACCGACGGTACTGATATTAAAGCGGTAATTCCCATTTTAGACAATCAATTAGTCCCTGTTACTGGCATGACTGTTACAGCTAAATATAGCGGCACCGTAGGTAATACTATTAATGTATTAATTTCAGAAGGTACCAATTCAACCATTGCTTTGCCAACATTTAAGATTACTATTTATCTTCCAACTGGCACTGGTTCAGGCATTCCAGAAATTTATGACAACATTGGTGGAACGGGACTTGCATTATGGCAAGCGATGGTTGATGCAATTAATATGGGACAAGGAGGACAAACAGCGCCTTCTGAATTAGTGACAGCAGTAATTGGTACTGCTACTTTACCACCGGAACTATTTAATTATGTATTAGTAGGTGGCACAAATGGTAATAGTGGTGTAACTGCTACAATTGTTTTAGGTTCTGATACATTGCCATTGACCGGCATGTATGCGGCTTCCGGCGCCGATTTTAGCTTGATGGTTTTGGCTGGCGTGACAGATTCTGCTACTTTTTTAGCACAAGCGGTATTTGCTGCAAACCAAGGTGCCTATGCGATGTTAGCGCGCCCTTTAGGTGAAAGCTATGCAACAGGTATCACAGAAAAGAAAACAATTGGTTTAGTGTCTTATGCTACTAAATTCATGGTTGGCGAAACTTGGATTAAGATTAATGACGATTTTAATAACGTACAACGTTATATTTCACAACAAGGTTTAATCGCAGGTGTATTTTCATTATTGCCTCCCGAAGAATCCGGTTTAAATAAAGTCATTAGCAGTTCTATCTTTATAAGCACGTACTTTTCAGACCAAAACAAACGTTACAGTAGCGCTGACATTATTCAAATTTTGCAAAATGGATTAGATACGATTGCCAATCCTTCACCGGGTGGAAATTATTTAGCACTTCAAACCGGTAAAAATACAAGCAATAATATTTTAGCCAGTACAGATCCATTCACACGTTTAACTAATTTTATTGCGGGTAGTTTACAAGATGCATTAGGTATTTATGTCGGTCAATTACAAAATAATACGCAAAAACAATCAGCACTTACATTAGCAAATTCATTCTTAAGTAAGTTAGCTGCACAAAATGTAATTGGCATGAGCAATGTGCCGGTTGGGACTATTCCACCGCAACCTTTTTCAGTTGCAATTGATAGTTCACAAGCGGGAATTGGTATCGAAATTGTTAACGTACGCGTGGCATTCTTCAATGTAATTGTTGCTATCTTAGTAAACTTACAAACCGGCTTACAAACTATTTCAAGTGTGACCCAACAATAATTTAATAGAGGATATTTAAAATGGCTATTAATAATCTTTCACTAGGTCCGGATATTACTTTAAATATCCACACGCCTACCGGTCAAATTACTATCCCGACGGTAGTTAATTTTATGGTAAATCCTACTCCAGAAGTACGTAAATCAGTTGGCATTAATGGCAATATTTTATTTGCACCAATTCCTTTGGGTTATAACGGCTCTATGGAAATTGACAGAACATCACCTGCCATGGAACAGTTTTGGACGGACTATGAATCGCAATATTATGCGGGTGTTAACTTACAATCAAGCACAATTACTGTAACGGTGCGTGAAGCGGATGGCGGTATAACCCAATGGTTAATAAGTGGTGTGATGTTTGATGCGCAGGCGTTTGGAAACTGGTCAGGCACTGATTTTGTAAAACAAACTTTAAAATTTAATGCAGCAAAATACAAACAACTACTTTAAAATTTAATAACATAAAGAGGAAAGAATGACAAAAGTAACGATAAGTAAAGAGAAAGATACAACGCCTTCTTCAGAAATAATTAAAAGTGCAAGTAAAGTTTTTACACGCTATGACGAATTAGGAAGAAAGTTAACGATTAAACTTCCTTCCTTTCAAGATAATATGCGTTATGATTTATATTTTGGCAAGTTCGATGAAGCGAACAAGAAATTTTATGAATCTAATAAATTTATATTATTTATAAAAGAAATCGATGAAATTCCGGTTGCATTTCCATCGAATGAAACGGAAGCATTAGCATTAGCGGCGCGTCTTGGTAATGAAGGCGTTGTTGCGGTCATGGATGGAATTACTGAACATTTTGGGAGCACCGTTAATAATAATGATGATAGTGAGGTAAAAGCAACCTTAAAAAAATTGTAAGGAATAACCATCTTCGAAGTATTTTGTGGATTATAAAAAATGGAATTCCATACGATGTAGCAATGAGTTTAGATCCACAGGAAGTTGTAGCTTATTCCATTATTTTTTCAGAGTTTAATTTACCAGACGACCAACAGTTTGACTTCAATGCCATGCGATTTAGGGAGCCAAGAAAATGAAAACTACGTTTGAAAGCCCTAAACAGTTTCAAGAATTTTTCCAAAGCAAATATAAAACTAATCTCGCCGAAGACAAAGAAATTATCAATGAATCTTTGATAGAGATATGTGAGTTTTTAAAAATAAAAGCCAAAGAAAAGTTTGGTCATTATCAAACTGGGTGGGATCAATTAGCCGCCGCTACTCAAGCAGACCGAGTTGCCAAAGGTTATTCCGCCAATGAACCGTTATTACGCGATGGCACATTAAAAGAATCTGTTGAATATACCATTACAAATAATTCGGCATTTGTTGGTTCAAAAGATATAATTATGTTATACCAAGAAAAAGGCACTACAACTACGGGGTGGGGCAAAGGCATTCCGCCACGTCCTGTATTTGCACTTACACAGATTCAAGACGGTGCTGAAGGGGCTTCTATGTTTTTTAAAACATTTATTAAATTATTTAGTGGAAAATAACGATGGAATTAAATGACGAATATAAAATTGGCATAAATATTCAAGTCAATAAATCTTCTCTTGAGATAATGACTCAATTTAATAAACTTGTTAGCGAACTTACTGCAAAATTCAATACATTAAC